CCTTCGGAACAAGTACGACGGGTTCGACATACGCATCACGGGCGACCCCGCGGGCAACACCAAGAGCCAGAACGACGAGAAGTCCTGCGTGACGATCTTCAAGGAAGAGAACTTCAAGAAGGTGAAGTTTGCTTGGAGCAACACGCCGGTACACCGGGTTGGGGCGACTGACTCGTTCCTCACCCGCATCACGGAGAACGGGCCGGCGTACCTGATCGACCCCCGGTGCTCGTTTCTCAAGCGGGGCATGGCGGGAGCATATCACTACCCGGTGAACACGAAGGGAGACATCTCCCCGGGGCCGAAGAAGAACATCTTCAGTCACGTATGCGAAGCCGGCCAGTACGGCGATATGTACTTCGAACGCGGGCACGACACAGCGGCGGACAAAGAGATCCAAGCGCTCATCGCAGCGAGCAATCAACGCGGTATGGGTGCGTATTCAACGAGGACATAGAGATGGCCGAAGCGCTACCGCGGGACGAGGGGAAGCTGAACACACTGGGGGCGATGCTCTCGGCGCGCTTCATAGAGTACGAGAACGACCGCAAGCCGCTCGAAGAACAGTGGATGAAGAATCTGCGGCAGTTCCGCGGCGTGTACGACCCGGAGGTCTTGAGCAAGATCCTGCCTGGGGGGTCGAAGGCGTACCCGAAAATCACGCGCCAGAAGACGATCGGTACGGTTGCGCGCTTGATGGAGATGCTCTTCCCGCAGACCGAGAAGAACTGGGGTATCGCGCCGTCCCCCATCCCGAATCTTTCGGAAGCGGACCTTCAGGCGCTGCTTGACGGTATGCAGGAGGAAGTCGACCCCGCCACCGGTGATTTGCCGCAGGAGGCGATCGAGAAGCAGATCCGGGAAGTTGCGGCGGCTAAGGCCGAGCGCATGAGCACCGCAATGGACGACCAACTCTCCGAGCTTGAGTACATTACGCTGGCGAAGAAGGTCGTGTTCTCAGGCGTGCTCTACGGCACCGGGCTGCTGGAGGGGCCGTACTCCAAGATCGAGAAGAAGCGCAAGTGGGAACGCCACCCCATCACGCGCAAGTACGTGGCGAAGGAAGTGTCCGAAGTGCGGCCCTACTACGACCTATTGCCTGTGTGGAACTGGTATCCAGACCTCTCCGCGAAGACGCTCGACCAGCAAGACGGGTACTTCAAGCGATCCATCATGTCCCGTGCGCAAGTGAGCGAACTGGCGACTCGGCCTGATTTCATGGGTGATCGGATCCGTGAGTGGCTTCGGCAGAACCCGTCGGGTAACTATCGCGAACGCTCCTGGGAAACCGAGATCCGTAAGGACGGGGATCGGAAGAACCCCGGCAACCTCAACGGGCGAAAGTACGAACTGCATCGGTGGGTGGGGCACATCTCCGGGCATGATCTGAAGGCAGCCGGGCACGACGTCCCGGAGTCTCAGCTCTACGAGATGCACGAGGCCGATGTGTGGGTGCTCGACAAGACGGTGGTGAAGGCGACCGCCAACCCGCTGCAGAGCAAGCGCCGGCCGCTGCACCACTTTATCTTCGAGGAGGACGACATCAATCTCGCAGGGGTCGGCTTACCGCAGGTGGTGCGCGACAGCCAGATGGGCATATGCGAGGCGACGCGGATGATCTTCGACAACGGCAGCGTGACGTGCGGGCCGATACTGCTCATGCGCCTTGGGATGATGCTGAAAGGGCAGAGCACGGACATCCACGCCTTCAAGACGTTCTTTGCGGATGAGGGCGCTGAGAACAGCAATGCGAAGCCGGTGGAGAACGTCCAGGTCGACAATCACATCACCGAGTTGCTCGCGATCGTGAAGCTGTGCATGGAGATCATGGACATGGAGACGGCCCTGCCGCCTCCGGCGCTCGGCGATGTGACCCAGGGTGGGTCGGAGGCGCTTCGCACCAAGGGTAACGCGAGCATGTTCCTCGGGGCGGCGTCGTTGCCGATCCGGGACACGGTACGGAACTTCGACTCGTTCACTACGAGCTTCATCGGTTCGCTGTACGACTGGAACATGGAGTTCAATTCAGACGCGTCCATCAAGGGGGATTACTGCATCATCGCCCGCGGGTCGACGTCTCTGATCGCGAAGGAAGTGCGCGGGATGGCACTCGACAACCTCGCGGTGACGCTGCAGCCCGAGGAGCGCGTGTACATCAAGGGCAAGGAGTTCCTGCGCGAGCGACTGAAAGTGCGCGACTTGGACTTCGACGAGATCCTCGAGGACGACGATGTCGTGGCGCAGAAGCAGGCACAGATGTCACGGCAGACCGAGCAACAGTTCGCCCAGCAAACGGCTTTGGTGGAAGCACAGATCAAGGACCTGATTTCGCAGGCGGTCAAGAACCTCGCGCTCGCAAGAAAGGCCGACGTCGGCGCGGACACCGACGTGCACCAGACGATCATCAAGGGGGTCGAGAGTGGAGCCAGGATTGATCAAGCAAGACGAGATGGAGATCGCGAGGACCGTGTGGCAAGCCAGGGAGGAACCAGGAGTAAGGAAACTGCTTGAGTTGGTTCATCTCTTCCGCAAGGTGTCGGCGGCGAAATGCTTCGCGGCGGAGGGAAAACGCGGAGTGCATGTGGGCGCGGTACGGGCGTACGACAAGATCATCAAGGCGGTCACCGAAGCACCGCGAGTTTTCGAACAAACATAGGAGCGAGGCATGGCAGAGGCAGTGATAAGTTCGGACGACGAGTTCGACGCAGCGTTTGGGCAGGCCGTGGCGGCGGCTGTCTCCGGGGCACCGCTGGTTGACGCCCCGGCAGTAGACATGGAGAAGAGCGATGCAGTTCCAGCCAAGGACGATAAAGCAGCAGAAGCGGGCAGCGCGAAAGCAGAAGGCGAGCCTGCGGGGGAAGGCGAGAAACCTGCAGCAGATGGTGGGGCTGGCGCTGAAGCACCGGTGGGAGAGGCTTCTGGTGGGGGCACTGGCGGTGGTGCCGAGAAGCCTGCTGCGGAGAGCGAGCCTTCGGGAGCTGGAGCAAAACCTGGAGTTACCGCTGAGGATTTCGCGAAGCTAAGCGAGAAGCTCGACAAGCTCCAACCGAAGGAACCGCCCCCCGAGCCGCCGAAGACTCCCGACGCACCGGAGCCGTTCAAGTTCTCGGACGAGGAGCAGCGTGCGCTCGAGTCCTACGAGAAGGAGTGGGACGAGCACGCGCGGGTCATGTCGATCCGCGAGAAGAAGCTCGCGCACGATTTGGAGCAGCGTTTTGTCGCCGCGCTCGATGTCGTACTACAGTCGATCAACGAGGGGCTAGCGCCTGTATTACAAAACCACTTATCATTGGCGAAAGACCAGCACATTGCGAAGCTCACGCAGGCGCATTCGGACTGGGAGCAGCACAAGGAAGGGGTGTCGAAGTGGATTGACTCGAAGCCGGCGTATCTCCGCACAGCCATGCGCCAAGCGTATGACAACGGCGATACTGAAGCTACGATCGATCTGCTGAGCCAGTACAAGAAGGAGGCGGGAAAAACGGCACCGGCCGCATCGAGTGCCCCCAAGGCACCGTTGAAGGACACTCCTTCTGCCGAGGCTCTCGCCGCGACTGCGCCGGTGCGGGAACGTAGGACATCAGTGGCAACAAGCGGCGTCGACATGAACGATTACGACGCAGCATGGAAGGAAGCGGCTGGATAACTAGGACGGTCGACAAGGGGTAACGCATGACAAGCAAGATCTCGCAGGGGTTGTTTCGGCTCGACGTGAAGGACACGTTCAACCGTGTGGTGGACGACCTGAACGCCGCCCGCATGGGCGTGCTGTATAACACCGCGACATACGATGCCGCGTCCCTTGCCGATGCGGCCGGGGCGACCGCGACGGTAACCGTGGCCGGGGCTGAGCTGGGCGATTTCGCGTTTGCGTCGCTAGGCGTTTCCGTTGTGGGGATGACCGTCACGGCATATGTGTCGGCCCCAGACGTTGTTTCCGTGCGGATCCAGAACGAATCCGCCGAAACGGTCGACCTTGCGTCGACAACGATCCGCGCCTTCGTGGTTCCCCGCCGAAGTGTCCGGCACGTCTTCCCGGACGCGTATTTCGCAGCAGCGACCCTTGACGTTACGTCGCTGGCCGAGGCCGCGGGCGCGACGCCAACCGGCGCTACTGTGACCGGTGCGGCCTTGGGCGATTTTGTCATCTTCTCGATGGGCGCCGATCTCGCGGGCATCACCGCGGCCCCGTACGTCCAGGCGGCGGATACGGTCGAGATCCGGTTTCAGAACGAGACGGGTAACACGATCGACCTCTCGTCCACCACCTCTCGCTTCGTGGTCATCCCCAAGGCGGCGATGTCCAAAGCGTTCGGTGGGTTGGTGAAACAGGGCGCCGCGACGTGGGACGTTGCCAGTCTGTCCGACGGGGTGGGGGAGACTACCACTGTGACCGTTCCCGGGGCTTCCTTGGGCGATTTCGCACTGGCTTCGTTCAGCCTCGACCTTCAGGACATGGTCATGACCGCGTGGGTGTCGGCGGCGGATACGGTCTCAGTTCGTATCCAGAACGAGTCCGCTGGCACAAAGAATCTGGACTCCGGGACAGTGCGGGTCGCGGTGATCCCGCAGGCGTTCCTGGCCCGGGGAGTCGTCGCGCTGCAGAAGTAGCAAAGACCACTAGGAGTTGCAGGACCCAAAGTCGGTTCTGATTCCAGGAAAGCGTAGTACAGAACCCTCTTTGGGAAGGAACGAACGATGTCTGTGTCTCCTCAAGTTTACGGCGACATTTCCCCCCGTACGGCGGCGCATGCCGTCGCGCAAATGCTTAACCGCGGGCTTCCGATTCTTATGCTCGAGCGGTTCGGCGAAGTGTACGTCATGCCGAACAAAGCCACGAAGGTCGCGAAGTTCCGCCGATACAACGCTCTCGCGCTAGCGACAACCCCGCTGGTCGAAGGCGTGACCCCGGCCGGCAAGAAGCTCACGGTGACCGACGTCACTGCGACCCTCGAGCAGTACGGCGATTACGTTCCGTTCAGCGATGTGATCGGCGATACCCACGAGGACCCCTACCTGCAGCAAGCCACCGACGTGCTGGGTGAGCAGGCCGCGCAGACCGTGGAGACCATCCGCTACAACATCATCAAGGGTGGAACCAGCGTCAACTACGCCAACGGGTCGGCGCGCACCGACGTCAATACCCCGATCAGCCTGACCTTGCAGCGCACCTGCACCCGGGCGCTGAAGCGGCAGAACGCCGACTATCACACCATGATCGTCGGTTCGACCCCGAACTTCAGCACCGAACCGATCGAGGCCGCGTTTATCGGTCTGTGCCACACGGACGTCGAGAACGACATCCGCAACATGGCCGGGTTCATCGCGACCAAGAACTACGGCTCGACCAAGCCGTTCCCGAACGAGATCGGGTCGGTCGAGGATGTCCGGTACATCCGAAGCACGCTGTTCACTCCGTTCGCGGATGCCGGCGGCGCGAAAGGCGCGATGATCTCCACCACGGGGACCAGCGCTGATGTGTACCCGGTACTCTACCTCGCGCGACGCGCATACGGGATCGTGCCCCTCAAGGGCAAGGATTCGTTGTCCATCATGATCGTCAACCCGAAACCTGCGGCGGGCGATCCGTTGGGTCAGCGCGGCACGGCTGGCTGGAAGACGATGCAGACCGCGGTCATCCTGAACGATCTGTTCATGGTGCGCGGTGAAGTCGCAGCCACGGCCTAATGAACCAGGGAGGGGGGTCCGCCCCCTTCCGCCTAATTCGAAGAGGACACACAGATGGCAATCACCGGAACTGTTCGTAACGACTCGGGCATCCAGAACTTCGCGTCGGGGTCCTTCATGGATACCGGCACGATCCTGGCGACCGCGATCAAGCTGGGGTTCGTGCCCCGATACGTTCGGTTGGAGAACGTCACTGACCGTGACGGCTGGGAGTGGTTCGAAGGTGCGGCGCAGGGTACTACCCTGAAGACCGTCGCCGCCGGCACCCGCACCCTCGACACGGCCGACGCCGCGATCAACACCGGCACGCTGACGACTACCACCGCGGGCGTGTACCAGGTGTACGAAACCACCACGTACTCGGTTGGTGTGCCCGGGACGGACCCGGCGGAAGACACCGACTCGAGTCACACCAACACCGCCGGGGAGGTCATCGTCGGTTGCTGGTTCCCGCAAGCCGTACTCGAGGCGAGCAAGCAGTACCGCTGGCAAGCCTGGGCGTAAGCGTAGCACCCGGGAGGGTTGGGCCGGCGCAAAGCCCGGCCGTCCCGGTTTACTGAAGGAAGTGATCAGCAAGGCCAAACCAAAAAAGTAGCGAGGTTGTATGGGCAAAGAAACAGCACAGGCCGGCTCCGTGAACGACAAGTTCCAGGCCGGCATTGACATTCCCGCTCCGATGAAGGTGCGCGTGGCGAACGTGTCGGGCGCATCGACGGACAAGCGCGTGGTGATCAACATCAACGAGAGCGAGAATCCGCAGGACCTGAACGAAGTGCCTGTGCAGGTGAACGGTCGCGCGTACCAGATCCAACGCGGCAAGGACGTGGCGGTGCCCCCCGAGGTGGTTGTAGCGCTAGAGAACGCCGTGGCCGATAAGGCCATCCCGCTCGAGGATGGGCAGGGCAACGTGCGCGGGTTCACCCTGCGCCCCTCCAAGCGGTTTCCGTTCCGCGTGGTTGACGAGGAGTCGATGTTGATCCTCAAGCAATGGAAGGGCGAGAGCCTCGCCCGCCGCGACGCCCAGATCGAGGCGGAGCGCGAGGCTGCCTAAGTGAAACTGAGCGAGCTTCTCGACCATGTGTCCAAGCACATTCTGGACGACAGGACGTCGATGCTCAACGGCTCTCCAGACAGCGTCTGGAGTGACGAGGCGCTCGTTCGGTATTTCCGCGCGGCGGAGGAGATCTTCTGCCGCAAAGCGTGGGTGTTGAAGGACTCGACGACCGCCGCGTGTTGCTCGATTACGCTGGTCGCTGCGCAGAAGGACTACGCGCTGCATTCGTCGGTTCTGCGCGTGCTTTCCGTTACCCCCGACGACACCGATCTCGACCTCGTGCGGGCCAGTTACGACACGATGCGCCCGCGAATGAACGACCACCCTGTCGACGGTTTCGACGTGAATGTGACTTACATCGACGCGCCCGGGCGCCCGATGTGGTTCTCGACTGACTCCGCCGTCAGGACGCTCCGACTTCGGCCTGCGCCGAGTGCTGCCGAAGTTGCGCTCATCGGGACTCTGAACCTGCGCGTTGCGCGCATGCCAATCACCGCTCTGAGTGTCGATCGGTTGGATAGTGAGCCCGAGATCCCCGACGAGTACCACATGGACCTGTGCAACTACGCTGCGGGGATGGCGCTCAGTCATCCCAACGTCGACGGGCAGGGCCGGCGGGAAGCCAAGGACTACCTGAATATGTTCTTCGCGAGCTTGCGCTCCGCGCGGGGCGACATGCATGTCGCTGAAGCGGCACCCCCGCAGTTCCGTTTCGGCGGCTGGGCGAACTCGTAGTGGCGATCCGCAGCGAAGAACCGGCGACCTATGCGAATTTCGCTGGGTTGCGAAACAACGTCCCTGTGGGCGAGTTCGGCCTGTCCGACCTCAGCGTGGCGTTGAATGTTGACCTGAATGACAGCGGCGTCGCCTCGCGACGCAAGGGCTATGGCGCCCCGGTACTGGAAGGTTCGTACCACTCGCTGTGGAACGGCGCGGGCGTTTGTCTCGCGGTCACTGGATCATCGCTTGTTCGTATACTGCCCGGGTACACGGCCACCGTCTTGCGCACCGGGCTTGTTCCCGGGCTCAGGATGTCCTACGTCGCGGTAGGAACCCGAGCCTACTATTCCAACGACTCCGATACTGGGGTCGTCGAGAACGGCGCTAGTCGCTCGTGGGGCCTTTCCCCCCCGGCCCGAATCAGTGCGACGGCGATCAGCGGCACTCTTCGGCCCGGGAGGTATCAGTTCGCGATGACGTACCTGCGGGATGACGGGCAGGAGTCTGGTGCGCCGCTCTCCGGCGTGCTCGAGCTGCTCACCACAGGCGGACTGCGCTTCGACAGCCTTCCCGTGTCGGCGGATCCTAGTGTGCTTACTAAGGCAGTGTACGTCTCGAAGGTCGACGGGGAGACGCTATACCGCCGCGCCGAGATCGCCGCCGCTCAGACCTCGCTGCAGGTGACGGACGACGGGCTCTCCACGCTCGTTTTGCGCACGCAACACCTCTCGGGTGCTCCCGCGGGCAGCATTATTTCGTACTACAACGGCCGTACGCTTTCGGCATCGGGGAGTGTTCTCCGTTACTCCGAGCCTTACGCATACGAGCACTTCGATCCACGCGCGTATCTGCCCTTCGAGTCGGCGATCAAACTGGTCGCACCGGTCGACGGCGGGGTATTCATAGGCACCGAGAATGAGACGGTGTTCCTGCGGGGAGATGACGTCGCACAGGCGGTGCTGGTGACCAAGGCAGCCTACGGGGCTGTGCCCGGGACGCTTGCTTACGCTCAAGCCAGCGCGTTCGGAGACGGCAGCGCGGAAGGAACCGCGGCGCTGTGGGCTTCTACGCAGGGACTGTGCCTCGGACGCGACGGCGGGGGGTTTCGCAATCTGACCCAGGACCGCTTCGCTTACCCGAAGCAACCGCAGGGCGCTGCTCTGTTCAGGCAGCACCGGGGCCTGAATCAATATGTCGCTGTCCTACATGGGGCGGAGACGACCGGCAACGAACATATCTAAGAGGAGTACGACATGGCGCTGCGCTACAGCAAGGGTCTACGCAATTTTCTTAACGAGGGCGGCTCGATGAAGCAGGCGCTTGCGAACGGCAGGCTGTTGATCTACACCGGCACGCAGCCCGCCTCCGCCGATGACGCGGTGTCCGGCACCCTTCTGGCGACGATCACTCTCGCGAGTGGTGCCCATACGGCCGAAGTGCGGGCGACCGGCTCCTTGACGATTAGCGGCACCACGTCGGGGTCCGTTGACACGGTCACTGTCAATTCCATCGACATTCTCGGCGGTGCGGTTACCCATACTGGCGACGTCAACACAATGGCGACCGCGGTGGCCGCAGCCATCAACAACAACCCGAAGAACCTGCTTTACACCGCGTCGTCCACCGGATCGTCCGGGGTGGTGACCCTCACGGCGAAGCCTGGTCTTGGAACGCTGGTGAACGGCCATGCCGTCAGCGCGACAGCCACGACCACCACGGTCGGCACTTTCGTGAATATCGGTTCCGGGGTTGCTGGTGTAAACCCCGCGAACGGATTGCGCTTCGGCGATTCCGCCGCAGGCGTGCTGATCAAAGACGCTTCGCAGACGTGGTCCGGTGACGCCGTTGCGACCGGTACGGCGGGTTGGTTCCGCTTCCTCGGCGCGGTGGCGGATGCAGGTGCCGCGGACGCGGCTGAGCAGTATCTCCGTTTGGACGGCAACATCGCGACCAGCGGTGCCAACCTAAACCTCAGTTCGACGGCGGTGGTGTCGGGCGCGGCTCAGAGGGTCACGACGTTCTCCCTCACGCTCCCGGCGTCGGCGTAGGTGGTGGATGACAACCCAAGTCGGCTGCATGGGGTACGCCCCTACCGTTAGTGTTCGCCCGATCGAGCGGGAGCTGTATAAGCAGATGTGGGCTCTCCCGGAGTACAGGCAGGATTCTCCGGGCGAGTTGAACGCGCAGTCGTTTCTCGCATGCGCTAAGCCGCGTCCGGGGTCCTCGGTGCTCGACCTTGGGTGCGGCACCGGCCGCGGGGGCTTCGCGCTCGCGTTGCTTGGCGGGCTCGACGTTACCTTGGTGGACTTTGCCGACAACTGCCTGGATGAAGACATCCGCGACATGCTGCCGACGCAAAGTCACGCCCTTCGTTTTGTGGAAGCGGACCTGACGAAGCCGCTGCCCGTGCAAGCAGCGTACGGGTTCTGTGTGGACGTGCTCGAGCATATCCCCCCCTCGCAGGTGGACGCGGTGATCGACAACTGCCTGACCGCCTGTCAGCACGTCTACTTCCAGATCGCGACCGAAGACGACGTAATGGGCGAGTTGGTCGGGCACAAGCTGCATCTCAGCGTTCATCCCTACGACTGGTGGGAGGAGAAGTTCCGCGCCCGCGGTGTGGTCGTGCACTGGTCGAAGGCGGTCGAAGGCGCATGTGCGTTCTACGTCACGGGCTGGTCGGATCCGCAGGTTCTTGTAGACGCTGGCGAGATCAACGTCGAAGAGCAGTTCTTTATCGACAACGTAAAGCACAACGTTGCGCAGGGATGGCAGCAAGTCACACCTCACCTCACAAACGATTCGGAGGTGATGATCCTCGGCGGCGGGCCTTCGCTGAACCAGTCCGAAGACGAGATACGCGCACTGAAGGACTCCGGGGTCAAGGTGGTCACGCTCAACGGCGCCTACAACTGGTGCTTGGAGCGGGGGATCACTCCGGTGACACAGGTCATGGTTGACGCGCGGGAGTTCAACGCGCGCTTCACCAAGCCAGTGCGCGAGGACTGTATGTATCTCCTCGCTTCTCAGTGTCATCCCACCGTGTTCGAGGGGTTGCCCAAGGAGCGCACCTACCTGTGGCACACGAGCGCGGCGCAGATCGTCCCGATCGTGAAGGAGAAGTACGGGGCGTTCTGGTCGGTGCCTGGCGGGTCCACGGTTCTGCTTCGGGCGATTCCCCTGCTACGCATGCTCGGGTTTAAGCGGCAGCATCTTTTCGGATGCGACTCGTGTCTTACGGATGAGAGACATCACGCGTATACTCAGATCGAGAACGACCAAGAAGTTGTTGTGCCGATCGTGGTTGGTGGTCGGCTGTTCCGGTGCCACCCATGGATGGCGGCACAGGCGCAGGAATTTATCAACCTCATCAAACAGCTCGGCGACGAGATCGAGCTTGAAGTGCACGGCGACGGATTGTTGGCATACATCCTTGAGGCTGGTGCGCGCATGGCAGATGAGCAAGACCTAGCGAACGCGGCGTAGAGGAGTATGACAAATGGCTGCCGGAACATGGAAAGTTTACACGCAAGCGAAGCGCTTGATCGGGTCTGGTTCGATCACGCTCGGTGCAGGTATCTACCGCATGTCGCTGCACAAGGCGGGGGCTTCGGCGAACTTACTCGCGATCAGCAACGGCGGGATTTCGACGTTCGCTTCGGTCGGTAACGAGATCTCCGCCACGGGCGGATATGTCGCGGGAGGGCGTACGCTCCCGCCGGCCACGGGGCACTGGACCGTGGGGCATTCGACGAAGGCGATGAAGTTCACCTACACGACCACCGGCCTTGTGTTTACCGCTTCGGGCGCGAACTTGGGTGCGTCGGCCGGCGTCGGCATCAAATACGCCGTCATACGAAACAGCACGGGTGCGGGTGCGGGTAAGGTGCTTTGTTTCTGCACGCTGTCTACCGCCGCCTTCGTGATTACTTCCGGCAACACGCTCACCATAACGCCGCACGCGAACGGCGTGTTCACTTTGGCGTAGTGACCCCTTGGGTTGATGTAAACGCGTCGCGCAACCCCCCGTCCTGTAGTCGGGCGGGGTAAGGACCCCAATGGCGATCTCTGTTACCGCTGGGCCAGTCGTCGCCAACACTGGC